AATAAACAAACCGGTATAGATCAACTAAAGAGAATGGCGAGAGGGGAAAGCGATTAACAAACAGGAGACGGCGAAGCTATTGACATTGATGGCTACAGTACATCCTAGATTCGGTGAAGGGGATATAAACGAAAAGGTTGGCGTTTGGTCACTATTGTTAGCAGATATAAATTATCACCTCGCACAGCAAGCTGTTGTTAAAATGCTTCGCGCCAATAAATACGAACCAAAACCGGCAGACATAATTGAAGCAGTACAGTCTATAACCGACACAACGCCAACAGCAGAACAGGCATGGTCAGAAGTATTGCGCCAGTTAGACCCTTATCGTACTCCTGAGTGGTCAAATAAGCTAATTCAAGACGCTGTAAGAGTAATGGGGTTTAGAAACTTATGTGATTCAGAATCACCATCCATTGATCGGGCGCAATTTATCAAGATTTACAATAACTTAAAAAACCGGCAGAAAAATGATTATGAAAATACTGTGGTAATTCAGTTAGTCGGCGGAAAATTAAAATTATTGGGTTAGAAGGAGGAACACCATGCTTAAATCAATAGCGGCCCGATGTCCATGAGGATGCTGTCCCTGTTCAGTGGCGTCGGCGGCATAGACCTGGCGGCACAATGGGCGGGGATTGAAACGGTGGCGTTTTGCGAGATCGACCCGTTTTGTCAGAAGGTGCTGCGAAAGCATTGGCCGGACGTGCCGATATTCCCTGATATAAAGAAACTGACCAAGGAGGTGCTTGACGATGCAGGAATCGGAAGAATTGACATTGTGGCCGGCGGATTTCCTTGTCAGCCTTACAGTGTTGCCGGGAAGCGACGAGGCAAGGAAGACGACCGTCACCTCTGGCCGGAAATGCTCCGCATTATATCCGAAACAAGGCCCGCTTGGGTTGTTGGTGAGAATGTTGCTAACTTCGTCAATATGGAGCTCGACAAAGCGTTATCTGATTTGGACAGTATCGGCTACACCTGCCAAACGTTTATTATTCCGGCTTGTAGCGCAGGAGCCGACCACGAGCGGTATAGATGCTTTATTGTGGCCAACTCCAACTGCCAACAAGCAGAGCAGCAATTGCTCGGATATGGCGAATGTGGTAGACAGCAAAGGAAACCCCTGGAAACCAGGGAAGAAACCATACGACAAGAGGACGGGACGGCAAGTAACGACAACGATTCACGATTTTATCAGATTTTTACCAACGCCAACAGCAAGCGACGGGAGTCACCCGAGAGGCCCGGCATCCCAACAATACGACCTACCGAGAGCGATCAAGGACTTATATGGGAAAGACCTCATCCCGAACCCGGCGTTCATCGAATGGTTCATGGGATACCCAACAGGATACACCGACTTAAATCACTCGGAAATGCCGTAGTACCCCAGCAGATATACCCAATATTCGCTGCAATAGCGGCGATAGAAGGAGGTACACCATGAACGAGATAGCGGCCCGATGGGCGGCGGCTACAAAGGGACCATGGCGTGTCGGTAATGGCGAAAAGGAATCATTCTACACTGGCGACAATACGGTTGTCAGTACCAACAGGGTAATCGTTGAAAGAGCAATTTACAACAATCCACACTTTGACAATCAGACAATTGCCGATATTGCCGCAATCGCCGCCGCCCCCACTGACATCGCGTTCCTGTTGCAACGCCTCGCCGCCCTGCGGGAGATGCTGCGAAAACATGTCATCGAAGAATGGACTAAATTTGATCTTTTGGGTAGAGGACGACAGATGTATCAGTGTCAAGTATGCGGAGAAGTTTGGTCAGATAAAGAGAAACACGCATCTCACTGCGAATATGCGAAGCTTTTGGAGGAGGAAGAATAATGGACTGGATAAGCGTCAAGGATAGGCTGCCGGACATAAATAGCAACGTTATTGTTGCTTGGGGAACCACTCCGGACAACATTACGATGATGAGATATACGGCATATCCGAATGCTAAAAACCAGTATGGAAGAATGCCAAGGTTTGAATGGAATGGCGGGATGAGGTCTCCCTGGGTGGTCACACACTGGATGCCACTCCCTGCCCCGCCCGAGGCGAAGGGAGAAGTGTTATGCAAATAAAAAGCGGCGATTGGGTACAATGTCACGGCACAGGTGGAATCGGATTTGTCAAGCGAGTAGCAAAAGACGGCTCGTGGGCAGATGTTGAGTGGGGCAATATTAAGCGGTGGACAAAGAGGATGCAGACGGCGGTACTTGTACCGACAGCAACAATACCGATTGGCGGCATGGTGGTAACGGATATGACGAGGGAAGCAGAGTTGGCGAAGGGGGAGGGGGAGTAGGGATGAAACAGATTCGCACAGGAACTGGATGCGGTAAAACAATAATCAATGCTGACACAGTGATGGTAAAGATAACCTGTCCCCAGAATCGTAATATCAAGATTGAAATGAACGACAACAGTATGTGGATAATTTCCCCCGGTGAAACCATGGACTTTCCTTTGGCGGATATTTGGGAGATCGAATTTATAGCACAATAGCCTACCTTTAGGGTGGGGAGGGGGTTGAGGGGGATGCGAGAGACGCCAAATAGCAAAGGTGATTACTTGATCGAAGATTGCTGTAATGGTGAACAGTTTTTTGTGACATATAAGGAATGGGGAGTCCAATGGCCTGACGGTGTTCGACGTTGGACCCGAGAAGGAATTACCAAGGTTGAATGTGCTAACTGCGGTAAATCATTAAAATACGAAAGGGTAGAGGCCAATCAATAACCGCAATAGCGGAAAGGAGATAGAAAATGGATAATAATGTATGGAAATTTCTAAGAGATACAAGCAATGAAGTAAATCGAGCGAGGGAAAAGTTTCCCAAGAATGACCTGTTAATGGTGGCCTTGACTGAGGAGGTCGGAGAACTCGCCAAGGCGCTGCTGGACGAGTCGCCTGAAAGAATATATGCCGAGGCTGTTCAAGTGGCGTGTGTGGCCGCGAGGATAGCGACAGAGGGAGATTGCACGATAGAGGCGTGGCGCAAACTTCGGGATGAAAGGAGATAGGACATGGATTTTCTGAGTAAAATTAATCAAGCCATAGAGCAAGCAACGCGACTTAATCGAGAATATATGAGGCTTGATAATGTGATGGTCAGAGTAGATCATATGCAAAGAATTATGCTTGAGGCTAAGTTGGGTCGGGAGGCGGAAAAAGCACACATGAAAGCCAAAGGTTGGGAGTATGACAGATATGGTCAGGAAATGTTTTATGCGATTGACGAGATACTTCGTAGCGGGGCGGTGGAGTAAGTGACAAGTGAGCGAAAATGTCCGCATTATAACGGTGATTTGTCGAGATATGAAGACCCTGTTGCTGTAAAGGAGATCCAGCGCCTGCAGGCCGAGGTGGAGGCGGCTCAAATAAAAATAGCAACTATGAAAAATTGTAGTTTTTGTAAATTTCATTTTGTGAATTATGTTGGTAGGTGTGGTGGATGTAAGAACCATAGTAAATGGGAATTTGGACAGGAGGATTAAGTGATGGGTAAATGTTATTTTTGCGGGACTGAATCCAATCTAAACAATAGAGGTGTATGTAGTCGGTGCCACGTTATAAAATCTGAATCTCGCGAAGTTATAAATAATTATCCGCTTAATGGTTTTTGTAAAGGTGCTGATTTAGGCGATGGAAATTTTACTGGTTGCTCTTGCGATTGCCCTGCGTGTGAGGATGCGTATAACCGCGCCCTAGCCGCCGAAACAGCGCTTGTTTCGCTCACTCCCGGCGGCAGCGAATTCTGCAACGATATAGAGGCGTGTGTAAAGTGGATTAAGTTTAAGCATGGACATCTGTCCAGACGGATTATCACGGCCATCAAGATGCAGGAAGCCGCTGAAACTGCACTGGCCGTTGAACAGGCTAAACTTTTTACACAACAGGACAAAAACTCAGAACTGGAGCAGCAACTTTCCGAGCGGGACAAAGAGGTGGAGATAAAGATTATCAAAGAGTCGGAAGTTGAGCTTTTGGATGATGATATAAACGAAGATGATAAGGTTATATCGCAGCTTATATGTGAATGCACGAACTGTCATTGGAGATTTATCGGTGATTGCTATAGATTTGGTTATGGGTATACATCACAAGGAACACAAATACCTAATTATTGCCCAATGTGCGGCGGTAAAATTACTGACGACATAGCCAATGACGCCCTTACCACTTCCGCCAGCGGGGAGCGGGATAAGATGCGGGAACTACGGCAAACGGTTCTTGATGCGTGTGGTCATACCCACAACTGTAAGGATTGTAACGCTGAATGTGGATGTAGAGAGTGCAGGACAATAGCAATAGCCGCCCTGGGCCGCGAGGGGAAAGAGGGGAAAACGTGAAGACGCTGCGCGAGACTATGCCGGGGGATAGGCAAATGAGTAACCGCCTTAACAGTCTTGTAGCTCAGAGATTTCTTAATTATGCCGAGGATATAAAGCTGCTACGAATGATACGGCAGTTGATGAACGTTCTAAAGATAGTGGGAGAAAAGCCATGATCCACGGAGACTTCAATAACTTTTATAATCACATACATTCTAAACAGCCAATATGGTACATAATCGAAGCATATCGACACAGCACAACGATGAATCTAACTGACTATGAACGGCGCAAATACTTCAATCGGCTTTATAGGAGGCGAAAGGATGTTACTTGCAATTGACCCTGGAAATATAGAGTCTGCTTTTGTAGTAATTGGAGATGGATTAAGACCGGAATGGTATGAAAAAGCAAAAAATGAAGACGTTTTAACCTACATATATGACGGTTGTTTTAAAAACTGTGAAATCGCTGCTATTGAAATGGTTGCAAGTTATGGTATGGCTGTGGGGAAAGAAGTCTTTGAAACTTGTGTATGGATCGGAAGATTTATGGAGGCGCTAGAAAAATGGTCAGATATAAAGCTTGTATACCGAAAGGATGTAAAAATGACTTTATGTGGTTCGATGAGAGCAAAAGACTCTAATATAAGACAAGCTCTAATTGACCGATATGGGGTAGTAGGAACAAAAAAAAATCCAGGTTGGTTCTATGGATTTAAGGGAGATATTTGGAGTGCCTACGCGGTTGCTGTGACGGTTAAAACGGCTTAGAGATATATAGAGAGTGGGAGGCAGGACGAGCTTAGATAAAAACAAGTGGAGGGGATTACTTGGACAAGCAATACAACAATAAAGAGATTGAAAATGTTTTACGGAGATATCCCCGCATTAAAGCTAAGGCAGAGATCAAGCGCAAAGAACTAAAAGACTTATTCCCGGCATGTACGGCTAACTATGACGGCATAGGCGTACAGACCAACAAGATAAGCGACACAACAGCAACATTCGGAATAAAGCGGGCTGACAATTCAGAAACACAATTGCAAGTAGACATTATTGAACTGTTTTTAAAATCATTATCAGCCAGACAATTCAAGTTTATCGAGTTATATTACTTCAGAAAATACTATCCCGAAGAAGTAATGTCGCATTTACATATTGGCAGAAGAACTTTTTGGCGTATTCGCGATGATATTTTAGCAGAGTTTATAGAAATTGTGTTGTAATGGCACTCCCGTGGCACTCTGACGGCACAAACGCTAGGAGGTATATGGTATAATATAAGTAGGATTAAGGACTGCCTACTGGCGGTCCTATTTTTTTTGGAGGGAATATGTGCACAGACTGCGTTTACCTTAACGAGTGCGATCGGTGTGATTTTGTAAAACTGCACAAAAAATATCCTGTTATGGAAAACTCAGTTTGTAGAAACTATGTTCCCGACCATATAGACACTCTAAGTGGAAATTATAAAAAAAAACAGAGTGAATGAATATTTATCTTGGCGCGAAATGCGTTAATACTTCGGTGGCTTTGTGGTGAAGTCATAAGCGCGGCCTGCGATTAACGAAGGCACTGGCTCTAAATCTTATGCCAGATATTCAGGAGTTGCAACCCGCGAAACCACTTTCATTTCTTTCCTCCTTCCGCTGTGCGTCGTTCTTCTGTCCAGGAGGGGCGGCGCATGGTGAATATTAGCCGAAAGGTTTGATTATATGATAACAGTATACGGAGACTTAAAGATTAAACATCCTGCGTCTATGTCATGGGAAGAAATATTGCCGATTATGCAAGAAGAAGTAAAACTTCGCGCTCATAAGGGTTGGACAACAGACAAAATCAACATTGAAATTGATAATGACCATGTAATAATAAAAGCCTGGGGATCAGGCAGCATACAGAGGGTGCGAAGAATAACTGGCTATTTGTCTAATATCAACAACTTCAATGACTCAAAAATAGCGGAACTTGATTCAAGGGTAGATCATATGTCGTATGACCAATTAGCCATAAGGTAAAATAAGCCTACTTAGCACAATCGGAAGTGTCTCTCCCTTGTAAGGAGGTGGGTGTAGGTTCGAATCCTACAGTAGGCTCCAAATCAACCTATACAATCATATCGACCACACAAACAAAACGTCTTAGAAACGATTCTAGGATGCCGTTTATTATGTCATCTAAGCAAATGATAAGATTTATAGATAATATAGGTAATATGATAACCGGCCTGTCCAAAGAACACTCTAAACTGCCAATAAAACACCTTGCAGTAATATATATAGACAGTCAAGGAGAAATACAATGTAACTAGGTTGGTGATTAGATGGCAAGACCGAGCAAATATAAAACAGAATATAACGAACAAGCTTATAAGCTATGTTTGCTTGGTGCAACTGATAAGCAGATAGCAGATTTCTTTGAGGTAAGTGAAGACACTGTAAATGAGTGGAAGAAAGTTTATACAGAGTTTTCCGAGTCCTTAAAAAGAGGTAAGGATGAAGCCGACGCTGTTATTGCGCAAAGCCTATTCCATAGAGCCAAGGGATATGAGCATCCCGAAGATAAGATATTTAACGATGACGGTAGGGCAATGGTTGTGCCTACTATTAAACATTATGCTCCTGATACAACAGCCTGTATATTTTGGCTAAAGAACCGACAAAAAGATAAATGGCGTGATGTGCAGAGTAAAGAACTCAGCGGCCCTGACGGTGGCCCTATGCAGTTTAAACTACCAGCGGCTGTTGAAGATTTAATCTCATGATTGATCTATCACAACTAAACCCAAAACAGCGGCAATTCTTCAAGGCCAAAGCTAGGCATGTGGCCTACGGAGGAAGTAGAGGAGGCGGGAAATCATGGGCAATGAGAACACTTTTTATCTTATTGGCGATGAAATACTCTGGTTTAAAACTCCTCCTATTAAGAAGGACTTTGCCAGAACTAAGAGAGAATCATATAATCCCTTTGCTATCTATGCTTGGATCGCTGGCGAAATACCAAGCGGAGGAAAAGGCTTTTATCTTTCCGAATGGTAGCAGACTCAAACTTGGATACTGCGACAACGAAAGAGATATATTCCAGTATCAAGGACAGGAATATGATGTTATAGGTTTTGAAGAAGCAACGTTGTTTACAGAGGCAATGATACAATTTATTCTTACTTGTAACCGCAGTACACGGTCAGATTTCAAACCTAGAGCATACTACACTATGAACCCTGGCGGTGTAGCCCACTCCTATTTCAAGAGACTATTTATTGATCGCCAGTATCGCGAAAATGAGGATCCAGACGACTATCTTTTTATCCAGGCAAAAGTATATGATAATCCTGTACTAATGGATAACAACCCAGAATATATCAAGACTCTTGAAGCATTACCCGAGCATCTACGCAAGGCGCACTTAGATGGTGATTGGGATGTGTTTATAGGCCAAGTGTTCTCTGAATTTAGCCGCGATAAACATGTTGTTAGTCCCTATGAAATACCGGAAGACTGGCGCAGATACAGAAGCCTAGATTGGGGCTATAGTAAGCCGTATGCGGCGTATTGGGGAGCGGTTGATTGGGATGATAATTTATGGATTTACAGGGAGTTGTATGGGTGTAAGTCCGGACTTAATGACACCGGTGTTCAAGAAGATGCAGGAACAGTTGCTGTTAGAGTGCGTGATGCCGAAGTCGCTGACTTCGACTCAGTGGCAGACCCTTCTATATGGAGTAACACCGGCCACACCGGACCAACTATAGCCGAACAATTCGTACAGGCTGGTGTACTGCTACGCAAAGCCGACAATAACCGCATACAAGGAAAGATGCAACTACATCAACGTCTAAAAGATGAAAAGATAAAGATATTCTCATCTTGTACGCACCTGATTAGAACGCTGCCAATGCTGCAATACGACGAGCATAAAGTAGAAGATGTTGATAGTTCACAAGAGGATCACGCATACGATGCTGTACGTTATATGTGTATGGCGCGTCCTTATAAGCCTACGGCGGCCAAACCCGAAGACCCCAAAGCGAAGTATTATCGCCGCTATGGTATCGAGCCGGAAAAACTAAGCACAAAGGCAGGTTCGTTATGATGTTTAAGACGGGAATATATGCAGATACCTCAACTTATATTTGTGATTGTTGTGTATCCGAATGGTATACCGCTGGAGCATCTAATCAATTATGTTCTTGTGGTAATTGGAGATTCTATCAAGATTTAGAAACAGAAAGACTATATAATTTTATTGGTGAACATAGGGGGTAATATGATAATAATACGAGGCGAAATAACCGAACAAAAGGATTTCGTCGATGTAGTACAATGGTTACTCAAAGACTTTCGATACCTTGATTGGCTCAATGCTGAAACCGACACTCCCGAAATACTCAGTGATGCAGTTAGATTCATCCTGCAAAACTACGGTAGCAGCCCCTATGACTCATATGTAGGACTAAAGAATATGGTTGACTCTGCCGAACTCATTAGAATCACACCGGGAGTTGATGAACTTGAGGGACTTTTTATTCAAATACCTGCGATCATTGCGCTATCTGGTCCTAGCCTAAACAAGCAACTTCCTTACCTAAAAACCATGCAAGATAAAGCAGTAATAATATGTGCCGATACTGCGCTAAAGGTACTGGAGCGAGAGGGAATAACACCTCATTTTGTCTGCAAGAAAGAACGCTTCGACAACACTACAGCGGCAGTAGAAGGTAAGCATAAATCAGTATTAGTGCTATGTCCTGTATGTAATCCTGATGTATTCACGCGATATGAGGGGAGGAAGGTAATTGCCTATCGTGACTATGCTCACTTCAATTGGATGCCGTTTAAAAAAGGTTTTATTCGAAAGCCAGGAACGGTTGGAAATATGTGTTTCGGATTGGCTGAATTACTTGGGTGCAGTCCCATCGTCCTCATTGGTGCGGACCATGCCTTTAGCGGAAATCAGACTCACGCCCAAGGAGCGGAGGAATACATTGGTAAACAGCAAGGACATTGTAGAATTAAAGGGTATTATGGTGGACTTGTTGATTCAAAGCCGGAATTTGCAGATGCGGTGCGAATCTTTGCTCTTGATTCCCAACGCAGGAAAGACGTATACAACGCAACGGAGGGCGGCGCATATATCGAAGGAACCGCGCATAAAAAATTTAAGTCTATAAACCTTCCACCGTGGCCTGTAGGAGCAGCAAACGCCTTTGACATGATAGACTATATGCTCAGTGATTACGATCCTCCAGAGGTCGACTGGGATGCCTTAAAGAAAGACACAGTAAAGCGACTTGATAAGATTATCTATCAATGTGAACGAGGTTTAGAGGGATTATGCACAATGGGCGCAGTTGTAGAAACTGATCCTTACATATGGAACATGCTAATTATTCATGTTATCCAGCCTTATCATTTAGTATGGATGATCGATAAGGGAGACTTATGCGAGTGGTTTACTGTTGTGCGTGATGCTACAAGGATGGTGCGGGAGGTAATGAAAGATGCAATGGTCTACAAGTGACTTAGAATTTCTTGACCGTTATCTAGAAGAATCTTTCGGTATTATGAGAAAAAAGGAAGAAGATGCGGCAAAAAAAGAAGAAGAAGATTTTAAAAGATTATGGCCCGAACTATTAAAGTGTCAACATGAACTGAGAACTATATTAGATAAATATAAGGCAAATGTTTGGCAACGTGAAGAAGATGGGGATATATACCTATCTATCGAAAGTGTAAGTATAAAGTTATGAACGAATGGTATAAAATCCACCGAATGGTCGTCTATGAACAACTTAGTTATCTTTTGTCATCGATAAATAAAGATTGGGAACCTATGAAAGAAGAATTGGGGAAGATGGTGAATCCATGAATAGATTTTGGGATAAGGTCGACAAAAAAGGAAAAGATGATTGCTGGAATTGGATAGGGGCAATACATAAAACAGGGTATGTTTATTTCAAGCTAAATAGAAAAGCGGTAAGAGCAAATAGGTTGGCATATGAATTGACATATGGAAAGTTTAGTAAAGAATTAGATGTTCTTCATACTTGTGATAATAGAAAGTGTGTAAACCCAAACCACCTTTATCTAGGAACACAACAAGATAATATTAATGACATGATGCGAAGAAACAGACATGGTAAAAGCGGGCAGGTTGGGGAAGATCACCATAGTGCAAAGTTAAACACTCAAGACGTTTATGAAATAAAGTATTTCCTTGGCATTAAAATGAAACATAAAGAAATTGCTAAAGCATACGGAGTAAGTCGACAAGCGATTACTGATATTAACACGAATAGAAATTGGAGTAAGGTCGTTTGAACAGACGGCTTTTTTGTTATCACAAATCAATCCTGATTGGGAGCAAATGCGGGATGAATTAAAGGAGTTGATCTAGTGAGTGATCGTATGCGAATCGGAAATGAAAACGATAATTACGACTTAAAAGTCAATGCTGATGGCAGTTCAAATGTTATCCAATTTATTGGTGGATCTGCTGTTGCGGTGGCTAACCCCATACCGACCACAGCCATAGCAGCAACGGCAAATACAGGAGGGTGCCTGACCTACCGGAGAATTGCCACAGCCGACACTAACCTAGCAGTAATCAAAAACGCTGCCGGTCGTATTTATGGTGTTGTTGTTCTCAGTAAAAAGGCATCTGCCTGTTATGTTAAATTATACGACAAGGCATCTAATCCTACATTGGCTTCTGACACACCGCTTATGACGTTTCTTGTTCCTGCTACAGGACAGGTTGCATTGACTTGGACTGATATAGGATGTTCCTGCGCTAATGGAATTGCTATGGCGGCTACAGGGGCTATTGGCGATACTGATACAACTAATTTAGTCGCGGCAGATATTATTGTACAGATAAACTACGCTTAATGGGAAGTGGTAAAGTGTTATCCGAAGACATGCAAAATGAGATACTTGACTACTGCCTACGTAAAATAGCCGAGGCAAAAACCTATTATGAGGATTATGTCGAATCAAAGATAACAGAGATGCAGGAAGTAGTTAACGGTGACAAAAAGTATTATTCTCGCAAGATGCCGTTTCTTGATACGAAATCTAGTTATATTTCTCCTGATGCTTATTCTTTTAGAGAAAGCAAAGTAGCCAAACAGTTAAAAATCTATTTCGGCGGCGTTGATGTAATCCAGGTTCAAGGAACAAAAGGCAATCCCTCTGAAGATGCAGCCAAAGATCGACAGACCTTGATTAATTATCAACTAATCGAGAAGAATAACGGCTTTACTAAATTCAAACACTGGTTCGAAGATGCTTTTACTAATCGAGTGGGATTTATCAAGGTCTATCCTAAAACAGATGAAGACTGGGTAGACCAGCAACCTATTCCGATTGTATCAATGGACGCACTGAAACTTCTCAAGAAAGACAAAACAGTCAAAATAACTGGCGTACAGCCGTCCTCTATGGGCGGTGTTGTTGTTTTAACCCAGAAAAAACAGATAATAGAATCATATCCCAAGATTGAAAACATTCCTGCCTATGAATTTCTTATTAGTCCTCGGGCGAAATCGATAAAGTCAAGCGAGTTTGTCTGTCACCGTCCCAAGAAAACCATTGACGAACTCAGGCGTAACATCAAAAAGACTCTTGCTGATGGCACAGAAACCGGGATGTATTGGCCGGATGCAGTTGAAGAAGTTGCTAAAACTGGCGATGTTGGCTCAATGACCATATATGAAGAAACTAACTATCAAGAACGGTCTGCGCTTACAAACGAAGAAGGACCGGCAAAAGAAGTAGAAGTCTATGAGTGTTATATTCAATGGGATATAAACGATGACGGCCTGTTAGAACCTGTTGTTGCTACCGTATGCGGCGAAACTCTATTGAGAGCAGAAAAAAACCAATTGGGTAGAGTCCCTATCTTTAGGGCGTCTCCGTCCGAACAGCAACACAAAGTATGGCCGGATATTTCTATGATGGACTTTGTTTGTAAACTAGCCGAACTTGATACCGCTATGTTTCGACTGTGGATTGCTAATTTGGCCCAAAACAACGACCCGCAAATGGGCGTTATCCTAGAATATATCGAAGACCTAGACGATATTTCTAACCGGGAAAAACTTGTAAAACTTCGCGGAACAGAGGATATTCGTAAGGTTATACAACAGTTACCAATCGGACAGATTGACCCGACAACGATTAATTTCTTGGAACTTAAAGACCAGAAGTTAGAGAAAATCTCTGCTGTAACCCGCATTAATCAGGGTGTGGCAGGTGAAGTCCAAGGTCTAAATAAAACAGCTACCGGGATGCAGTTGACCGTAGGTCTGTCAAATCAAGACGACGAGAATATAGCAAGGTGTTTTGCAGAGTCCGAAGACGGTATTGGTGACCTGTTTGAATTTATGGTCGAACTAAATGAAAAGTACCCGCCGCCTAATCAGGAAGTCATTGAACTACTCGGCCATCCTCTTACACCGCTTCCTGGAAGTACTAAACTACGTTACACGGTTGATCCTACTTTAGGAACAGGCGTAAAACAAGAGAACCTACAAAACTACCAGATGATGAGTCAAGATGCTCCGCTGTTGGTACAAGCAGGACTAATGAACATGCAGAACGTCTATGCGCTCAAAAAGAAACAGTATGAAACGATGGGAGTCAAGAATCCCGACGAGTTTCTGCTTGACCCATCGAAACAGCCGCCTCCGCCTCCTCCGCAACCAAAGGAACCTAATATTGGTGAGAATGTTTCGATTAAGTTTGAACTCTTGCCTGAGGCAATCCAAATTAAGATGCTTAATAATGCTTTCCCGACACTACAGATAACCCCTGATGATTATGTCACAGGTGCGTTAATCAAATCACTGTTACCAGATCAAATAAAAGCACATATGGGAGGTCAAAATGGACTCACAGGAATACCTGGACAGGGCGGACCTATCGGAGGAACTGCTTCTGCATCTCCAAACGTCCCTGGACAGACTCCGGGCGCAGGAAATGATGGGGTGGGAAACCAAAACCCCGCAGGAAGCGGAGGAAATCCGCCAGTTTAGCAAAGCGATAACCAAACTTAAGTTATTGTGGGAGGCGGATATTCAAACCGGGAAGACAGTTGAAAAACAGTTGATAGCTAAAGGAGAAAAAGTTAGGAGGCGTAAACATGGCTAAATGTAAATCTTGTGGTGGTAAAGGTTGCAAAAAATGTAAAGGTGGTAAGTGCTAATGGGTAAATGTGGCAAGAAGAAGAAATAAAAAAGTAAAATAATTTGCGGCAATCTTCGGAACCGCAAGGAGGGTATATATGTTTGACAACGACGGCGAAGGGACAACCCCGGACCAGTTGTTTGAAACCATCAACACGGAAGGGTCTTATCTTGATTCATATAAAGATAAACCTGTAGAAACAAAAGAAGAACCTAAAGAAGAAGTGGAGCAAGTTAAGGACACTCCACAAGAAGCGTCCATTGAACGGATGCTCAAGATAAAAGTTGCCGGTGTAGAAATCGAAATGCCTGAATCAGAGGTAATCAAGCGTGCACAGATGGGTGAAGATTACACCCGAAAAACGCAAGCAGTTGCCGATGAACGGCGTAAATTAGACGAAGAAAAATCACGGGTTGAAGCGTACGTCAAAGAAATGATGACGCAATCAAAATCTGTTGAACCGGCACAAGAAGAAAGTCCAATTCAAGAGTTTAAGCGGCTTTATCAACTCGACTATGATGCAACCGATGAAAGACACATTCATGCTTTGACTAGTATCATCCAATCCCAAACAGAGAAAAAGGTCGAAGCGAGATTAATGGAAAAATTGGAGGCAAAGCAAAAGCAGACCGAAGTCGGCAAGGTGCAGACAGAACTTAATCAATTAGCTTCTTTCCTGCAACAAAATCCACCGGAGGTGGGTACTTTTATTGAATCGAGTATTTATTCTCTTGCTGGGGATGCGGCTACTAGAAGTGAGTTTAATGTCTTATATCCCGCGCTTCAAAAAGCTCTCGCTATTGCTGGAGGACGTCTTGATCCTATTCATATGTCGATGAGTGAGGCCAATAAACTCCATGACTACGCAGTAAAGGCCACTAAAGATTACTATCTTAGCAAGGCTCCTAAAACTGCGGCAGCAAAAATAGAGGTGGAATCTTCTTCTCCGTCTGTGAAAACTGATGGTCCTAAGAAGATGAGTCCTAAAGAAATCCGAGACCTAGATCATGATGGTCAACTGAACGCATTCGGTGCGTATCTAGAAAAAATAAAGAAACGAGAGTGAAAATAAATGGCATTTGCAGGTCAGGAATATGCTGCTACCATGCGCGGCGTCGGTAACGCCGAGGAATTTGAAAAACTCGCTAATAATATTTCTCCGGAAACTACTCCCCTGTATTCTCTTATCGGTCAGGTAGATATTGCCAGTGATAAATTTGAATGGATTGTAGACTCCCTGGCGACCCCTGCCGCTAACGCGATCATCGAAGCAGCCAGTATTACTGCTGCTTCTACCGCTATCCCTACAAGACTCTACAACTACGCACAACAGCTTGAAAAAACCTTTGCTATCTCCGATAGGCAGCAGGCTATTCAGAAGAAGCAGGGCGGATCCTTCGACGTTAAACAGCAGTTGCAGAATCGTACTCTTGAAGTACGGCGTGACTTTGAATACGCCATTTGTGTAAATACTGCTCGTACTCTTGGAACTACCGGCGCGGCCCAGGTCACTGGTGGCCTTGGTTACTGGCTATTGACTTCTAACAACTCCGTCGCTAACGTTGTGGCCGGTGGCTCTGCCCGTCCGACTGAAACTGTTTTGCTTACCGCTATGCAGCAGCAGTGGGATGACCATGAACCCGGTAATATGGCTGTCCTTGCTTCGTCTACCAACAAACTCGTTATTGACGGTTTCTCCGGTGGCGCGATCAAGAATACCAATGTTGGCGATAAGAAACTGACCAATACGGTCAAAATTTATGAATCGTCCTTCGGTATCTTTAAAATGATTACCTCGCGCTATGTTCCAAATACTGACATTTATGTACTTGACCTCGACTATGTAAAATCGGCTATTCTTATTCCGATTGAGCATGTTCAGCTTGGTTTTACCAAACACGCCGAAGAACATATGGTGCATATGGTTGGCGGTCTTAAAGTATCCGCCATTAATGCTCACGCTCATATTGCTTCTCTGGCCGCTTAATCCTGGGGGGTTTATCCCCCCTTTTGGGGGTATTATGGCAGAAACATTACACGAAACTCTTGAATGGAATCCACTACTTAGACAGTATGAGCATATTGTGCAAATCGACAGAACCGCACAGGCGAAATACAACCATGACCGAAAAAAAGAAATCGGTAATGGTATGTGTTTTCGTTCAGAGGCAAAGGAAATCGGTGAAATTGATTTAGCATATATGCACGATCCACTAGTAAGAGAGTTTCTTACCAATTCCACAGGTGATAGAAAACTGATGAAAAAGGTTTTTGCAAAATATCCATCTATGCGAACCTCAACAGATGGTCCTAGTACCAACAAGATATTTATCCCTTCGGAGGTGAAACAAAATGTCAAAAGTAACCCATAAAGTAGGCGGAACGAATTACTATAACTGTAACTTGACGCTTCCTTACGTATCCGGTTCTGGTGGTTCAGGTTATTCGACCGTATCTACTCTGGCCGCTACTCCTTATCCCGAACCGGCGGCAGGGAATATGTTCCTGCTTAAAAATACGGATGATTCCAATAAACTTTCCCTGGCTTTTTATGATGGAACGAACTGGAAGTGTGTTGGCAAGAATACCTAAGAGGGGGATTCATTCCCCCTCCCTTTTATAAGGCGGTGAAGAAATGGCTATTACGCAAGTAACTATGACTACAGATACATTTTACGGATTATCGTCCGATACAAAACCAACTGTAAATATAGCGGTTGGTTCTCTTTTTTGTGAGACTGATACAAAGAATTGGTTTGTTTATACCAGTAGTTGGTGTGCGTTATGAGCGACTTGGGCGTTGTTGCGCTTGCTAAAGTAAACGCTCTTGCCGCCACTGTAGCTGGAATGTCTGCCGGATCATCGTATCCGACAGTCGCTGCTTTTGCAAATTTACCCGCCGCTGCATCGAATAACGGAGTAATTTACGTTGTTCAAGGTGCAACAGGGGTTTGGTTTATTAATCGACACGAAGCGGGTTTATATAGGTCAAACGGTTCAACTTGGGTTTATCTTGGTTCTGATGTATCTACTACATCCCTGGTTGCCGGTGGAACAACTGTAACTGCTGATCCTGTTACATTGGTAAATGGAACAAACATCACTATGACGGGTGATGCTGGAGCAGGAACGGTAACAGTAAATTCCGCTAGTCAGGTTCAATCGGATTGGAACGCTTCAAGCGGATTAGGGCAAATTCTCAATAAACCTAGTATTCCCGCCGCACAGGTGCAAAGTGATTGGAACGCCTCGTCTGGAATGGGTCAGATTCTAAATAAACCGTCAATTCCTTCTGCATATACCGATGAACAGGCCCAGGATGCAACTGCAGCAATGATTGCGGCGGGAACCCAAACCGGGATAACCGCAACCTATGATGATGCCAATAACAAAATTTCATTTGCTGTGCAGTACGGTACAACGTCTTCGACAGCAGCGGTAGGAAACGATATCAGATTCCCGACATACCTTCCAGTAAATAACCAAACTGCTTCTTATTCTCTTGTCCTAACCGATGCCGCCGCTCCGCTTTATCAAGGGATTGTTACAATGAACGTCGGCACAGCAAACAACTTAACCGTACCGCAAAATTCTAGTCAGGCTTTCCCGATTGGAACACAAATACAGGTAATCCAGTTGGGTGCAGGACAAACGACAATCGTTGCCGGAACTGGTGCTACCGTTAACAACGCTTCATCCATGACGGTTAGGGCGCAGTACGGAACTGTGTTGCTGACTAAGATTGCCACTAATACCTGGATACTTAGCGGTGATGTAACATGATCCCTTGTTTAACAAGACATCGGGCAAGTGGCCCGAATTATGTAGGTTCCGGAAATGCATCTGCACATTCGGCGGCAGGGTTAATTCTTGATCTATACGCTGCAAAAGCTGATTTAGGTTCAAGCCCCGGAAGTAATAGCGACTCAACTAATAGGGGAACATGGACAGATTTAAGCGGTAATAATTTAAATTTCGGTCTTAGTAATTTTGCGTACACAACCAGTAGCGGGTGGACCGGAAGTAATACATCGGGGGATCCTGACAGGTTAGAGTTTGACGGAGTAGATGACAATGCAAATAAAGCCTACACTGCGACACTTGACCTTGCTACATTAACAGTAGATATGTGGTTTTATCCAAGAGCATTTACCACTAGCGGACGAATTATGACCACTTCTAGCAGCTGGACAAATATGTGGGGAATTATTTTCCTAGATACCCTTGGAAATATCAGACTAGGTACAGGTTCTAATGTTGTTGGTCAGTGTCTTGAGACATCAACACCGCCTTTAACCGCAAATCAATTAACTCATTTAAGGGCACAATTTTCAACAAGTGTAACAGATCTAAAGGTATGGATAAATAACTCTCCTGTTACCCTTATATCGGCGGGTGCTGGCGTTTCTCAAGCTGCGGGAAGTATGCGTATATCGGCAAAAGCAGATGCTTCGAATTATGGAAAAAACGGGGTCATTTCCACAAGGATCTATAACAGGTTATTGTCTGACTCTGAAGGAACTCAAAACTATAACGCCGGGGTGACTTGGTAATGCAATTCGTTATCGCACCTATTGAATACTGGCAGTCAATTTGGCAGGATGATATGGGAATTTGTCCGATTGATGTTTGGCGAAAATCATTAGACGGAACACAGGCAATATTGCATTATGAATATGCCTCCTTATTGACGGATCCTGATAATGATTCTAATGTAATAGTCTACAATGACGATCCTGATAACCCCGATGAACCTGGTAGTGGTGGTCATAGTAAGGGTGGCGGAACAATCCTAAACCCAATAGGAACAACCACACAAGATTTAATTGATTTACTAGACGGCCCCGATTGGAGCGATCCAAATGAATGGTAAAACAATCTTAGATACCTGTCAATCCATTATCGCCAGAACTGACACAAATCGTACTCTGCTTTTGCAGTACGTCAACGAAGGACGCAGACAGGCGCTAATGGATACCGAAATAAGACGATTCTTTCAAGTAATCTCTAATATTTCACAGATAAATGGACTGATAAACGGCGCAACCAACAGAATCAAACACGCTAAATCTCTTGAATACCAGGACGCAGGTGGTACAATTAGTCATTTGCATAGACTAAGAGACTACGAACACGCCAAACATCTCTATCCTAGCTTTACAGTAACCGGAACACCACTGTATTATATCGAAATTGGCGCGGATATACAGGTCTTACCTGTTCCCGCCACTGGACAAATCAACTTTTACGGTGAAATATGGCCGGTTGACCTTACTGATGATGTAAATTCCTCAGATATAACCACAATTGAGCTAGGTATGGCGTGGGTTAGTCTTGGACTAGCCTTTTATTTCGTCTTTTTGCAAGAGTTTGACAAATCAGCAGGCTGGAAACAAGACGGCGACGCTAGAGTGGCTAAATACCTGAGTTTCCAAATCAAAGAAGATGGGTATAAACTGAAAACTTACCCTAAATTTCATGTTTGATATTGAAGAATATATAAAAAATCACCCCTGGATTACGATAAGGAGGTGATCTCATGCCGCGCAAACGTTAATACAAGGGGCTTCGGCCCCGCTACATAGAAAGGATGTGCTTAATATGGCATGGCCTACAATAGACCCCACTTCCCCCGCTGGAACTGATAAAGTAAAATTTGGTGACGATCAAATTAGATCGCTAAAACAGGCTGTACTTGACGTACTTGCGGCGATCAGTAACTGTACATCAACCGGAACTACTCCTGCGCTAAAGACTACGGTATGGAACACGGTAGGCAGACCGACAGATACAAGTCTTGTCGATAAAGTTACAGGTTACAATTCGGATTTAGGATGGATCGAATATTACGACCTTTCAACAGTAACCTGGAAGTCCTTAACCGCTCCTTCTTATTCTACTTGGACAGTCGCAACGCGTCCTGCTTCTCCGTATACTGGACAGTTTGGTTATAACTCTGATTTAGCAGTAGAAGAACGGTGGACAGGAACGGCATGGGTAAGAATTTCTGGCGGTGTAGCGGGAACGGTAGACGCTTTTGCTATGTTAAGCGAACCGGCAGGATATTTAAAATGCAATGGTCAGGAAGTAAGTAGAACGACATATTCCGACCTTTTTAACGTAATTGGAACAAATTATGGAAGTGGTAATGGTTCTACGACGTTTAACGTTCCCGAGTACCGGGGAGAGTTTTTGCGCGGTACTGATGATTCAAGGGGAGTAGATGTGGGAAGAACAATAGGCAGCGCACAGGCCCAAGATGTTCAACCTCATACCCACCAAATGACAACTGGATACGTATATACGTCGACAGGAACCCCGTGGGCTGTACCGAGTACAAATAACCCCGGTACGCCGCAAAATACCGCATCCACAGGTGTAACTGAAACCCGTCCGCGAAACGTCGCTGTTCTTTACTGCATTAAAACATAATATTTTATTGCATTGGCCCATATTTTGTAACCATTATCGTTCAAATGAAGTCCGTCAACAGTGAGTGTTTTTCTTATTCCTTGACCGTCTTTAAATAGGGGATAAAGATTGATAAAAATTACATTGTGTTTTCTGCATAGAATCATTAGTTGGTTGTTTAGATTTTCTATTTCCAATATTGTTCTTCCCTCAAAATCGGAAGGGAGAACGCTTTGAACATAAATCAGCGTCGATGGTGTTTTTCCCTGGATAGATGACAATATTTTATCATAGTTTTTAATCGTATCAGGAATTTTATAGTATAAGTCATTCGTCCCAATCATGATAAATAATTTGTCTGGCTTGCTGGAAACAACATCATCAATTCTTGCTAAAACTCCTTGCGTTGTGTCCCCACTTATCCCTTTATTAACAATGGTGGTTTGCAATAAATCAGACCAATTTGCTCTAGCAGTCAGACTATCACCAACAAAAACAATTGGTTTTCCTGGTGAACATGCCGCAAGAAAAATAGCAATGAAAACTAGAAGCAATGATTTATTCACAAAATCACCTCATCCATATTATACCACAAAGGCAGGTGATAACATGCCAAAATCAAACGAACAATTTAAGGCGGTAATGGCTCCTGCCGCTGGCATCAACAACAACAACCCTATTAATTTAATCAAAGATGAACAATGGTCTAACGGAAACAATGTCCACTTTGGCGTAGGATACGTCGAAAAGGTTGGAGGATATAAAAAATTATTCAACCAGGCCGCCGCTAGAGTCGCTCTAACCGCTTATATAGTCGGGCAATACGTTACCCCTGCCACACCGAATACACACGTTTACAAGTGCACTACGGCAGGCACAACGGGATCAGGGACTCCGACATACCCCACAACCGCAGGAGGAACCGTTACTGATGGTGGAGTCGTCTGGACAGAGGTAGGAGTCAATAAGTTAAACGGTACGCCAATGGCGATTGACAACTACTTTAAATTCAACGGTGATTCGTGGTTAATCTTTATCACTACCACCAAAGTTTATTATTACAATTCAACTAATAACGTAGCTATCGATATTACCGGGGGAACACTAAATGGTAAAACTCAAAATCCGGTATTCAGCGAAAACGCGCAGAATCTTTTTGTATTCACTAACGGAGTCGATCCGGTAAAGTGCTGGAACGGCAGTGGGAATATTAGTAATCTTGGCGGATTGACGGATTGTGTTCCCTGGAATGATGGAACCGCAGTTACTTCGGTTGTGGCAAAATGTCTTCTGTACTTCAATGAGTTTCTTATCCTCGGTGGAACCGTTGAAAACGGAATTGCCTATCCGCAGCGATTGCGGTGGTCAACGATAGGCGATATTACGAAGTGGAAAAACACGAATCAAGCTACACAGGACTTACAGGCGGGTTGGGCCGACATGACGGACGGCGTTGACTGGATACAATCCCTGCAAACGATAGGTAACTACGTTGTCGCTTACAAAGAAAGAAGCGTACAGGTTGTAACCTATGTCGGCGGTGATGAGATATTCGATAAGTGGCCTGCAATCGAAGGTTATGGACTCCTTGCTCCAAAAGCACTCCTAGATTTAGGTGACGAACATATTTTTCTTGGCAATAACAATATTTACTCGTTCGATACAAGAGAAGTAAAAATCGCTGGTGATGATATTTCCAAGGATTTTTTCAATGACCTTGACCCTGGTAACACGGTACTTTCGAATTGTTTCTATTTTGAAGAAGTCCCCGAAGGGGGCTTTAATTATGTCTCTACCTCCAGTCCTGACGGACTTCCGGATAAGGCAATAGTTTATAATCCCGATACAAAGGCATGGTCTATACGTGATATGCCAATGATGTGTTTTGGTTACTACAATCAAATTAGTACCTCATTGTGGGACGATCAAGATGTAACTTGGGATAGCCAAGAGCAGGAATGGGACTCATCGAAAAATCTTGCCAATGCGCCCATTAACCTATGCTCCGATTCTTCCGGCAATCTATATAATTTTGATGGTCATTCCCTCGACGGTGCGGATATTAATAGTTTTATCCAAACAAAACTATTTGACTTTGGCAATCCTGTTCTAATGAAAAGGGTCATACGACTACAACTGATGATTTCCCGCGAAGGCCCCTACACACTTCCTATGTACGTAGGAACGGCGGCAAACGTCGATGAAGATATTGTATGGTATGGTCCCTATAATATGAGTCTTGACAAGACTACGCCGCCGTGGGTGGACTTTGACATTACCGCCCGGTATATGACGTTTAAACTCGGTACGACTTTACAAAATCAACCGTGGAAACTTACCGGATATGTCATCTACTATCAGATGAGGGGGCCGGTATAATGCAGATTAATAAACTTCCCTCTGCTCCCAATGTTGACACGAGTGTAACCAAGCCTACCTGGGATTGGCTTATAAAAATGGGAAAACTATTAAATCAATTGGTTGATTGGGTGAATAGTTATACCGCTCCAACCACGGTAATTGCTCACGCCTCAACCCACGCAAGTGGAGCAAGCGATCCGATAACTCCTGCGTCAATTGGAGCTATGACTTTAAGTCAATTTACCGGAACTTTTTCCGCAAATGGATACAGAAAACTTCCTGACGGAACCATGATTCAGTGGCTTACTGCTAACGCAACAGGAGATAATTATTCTTTTAGTTGGCCTACAGCGTTTTCAACTGCTTGTTACGGTGCGTTATCGACATCGGTTGCAAGTGGTAATTATGTTACTGCTGCTTATAATCTTAGTGTAAACGGTGGAGTATTAACAAGTCGGGTAAGTACAACGGGTTCAGGAACGGCAGGAACATATTTTGTTGTGGGTATAGGCAAATGAACCTAATTGAAATGGTTGAAGACTACTGCCGCCGTGCACCTACAAGATTAAATCCTTCACAAATAGCGCAAGTAATACAGAGCAATCATATTTTAATAGGTGATGATTGCTTTATTGTATTTCGGATGTTTCTAGATGAAATTCATATTCTTTACCCATATGCCGCTAAAGGAAAAACAATGATTCCTTTATATTGGAAATTAGAGGCAAAGGCTAAAGAACTTGGATTTAAGCGAATCGAAATCACAAC